AAGACTAAAAGAGTGAAATGGTTTTTTGTTACTTATTAGAGTTTCTCAAAAAAAGTAAAAAGTTTGTAAGTTTATAAAAATTTACTAAGCCTGTAAACGAATAATTATTAACAACTGAAAAAGACACGTTGGGCAGTACAACGTCATCTCCACAAGTTCGATAGTAATATCGATTTTTAGACCTCACTTCCTGAAATGGGAGTGAGGTCTTTTTTATTTTAAAAAAGTAAAAAAATGAGTTTTTAAGTTTAATATATAATCTATAAAAAAGAAAAATATGAATATGAGATATTTAAAGACATTTGAAAGCTTCGGATCTTCAGGTATATCTGGGTTCGAAGATATGATTTCCGTTGAATTGTCAAAATTACCAGTTGATCAACAAGAGAAACTAAAAAGTGAAGTTCAGAATTTAGCAAATAAACTTGGAGTTTCAGTTGAGGAATTAGCAAATCCTGATTTTGCTGTTAAACTTATGACTGATAAAACTGAAGAGTCAAATTTGGAAAACATTGTTGAAGAAGGTGTTTTTGGTGATGTTTGGGATTATGTTAAGTCTAAGTCTTCTTTTATTTTGAAAGCTTTGGGTAAAATCATATCTTGGGGTGGTGCTATCGCTAGTGCTGCTACTGCAATCACTGGTATTGTAACAGCTTCAGCTGAAAGAGAAGCATTTACTCTTTATCTGAGAGAATTAACAAATATTGGTGAATTAGATAGAGGCGTACAAGCGACACTTTGTATAGCTGGATTAGTTGGATTTATTGTTGCCGTTGTTGCTGGAGGTATGATTCAATCTAAAGGAGAAGATATGGAAAGAAGTAAAAAATTCGGAACAGGATTCTAAAATATACACAAAATTAAAAACCCACTCAAATTGAGTGGGTTTTTTTATTTTCCAGATTTAATTTCTTTAAGAGCTGTTACCATTAAGTCTAATTCAACATGAATTGGCTCTAATTCATTTTTATAAACTTTCTGAACATAAAAATGATAAAAAGCCAAGTGGATAACAAGATAGAATAAACAAGTAACTGTTGAGAATCCCACCAAAGACAATCCGATAAAAAATGGAATTGTAGAGAATGCTAAGATTGAGATTTTTGAAAGAAGCATTTTAACAATAGAAAATAAGAAAATTCCATTATTTAAGTCTTTTCTGTTGTAGTCTTTTTGTTCAAATCCTGATTTAATTTCATTAAAAGTTTTCATATGTAGTGATTTTTTTGTTTTATTATTTATTTATACAAATATAATACATTTTTTCAAATATCCAAAATTATATTATTTATTTTTAATATATATTTCATGAAAAATATTAAAAGATTTAAGGACTATAAAGTTAATGAGTCAGTTGATTATAAGAAATTACCTGAATCATCAAATGATTCTGATATAGATGAAGAGATATTCTTTTTCTCAACTGAGAATAAAGAAAAGTCATTGGTATTGGATTTAATTTTTGATATGGTTAATATTTCAGTGGAAAGTGGAAAAAAACTCAAAGGATTAAATCCACAAGCTGATGATTTTTTTGTTACTTATAAGTCGGGTGATAAAATCGTTTCCTATAATTATGAGTTCTGGACAGAAGATGAATCTATTGTTAAAAAATCTTCAAATCACTACAAAGGACATGAGTGGAGAATGGAAGTAGATGTGCCAGTTGATATAATTGAAAAGCTATATAACAATGATATTAAAAATGATATAGCCCAAGAAAGAATAAAAAGTGAATCTGAATGGCGACTAATTGATGGTATGGATCCATCTGGTCTTATGCCTGGAAAAGAAGGTGGATGGCAAATTTCTTATATTGTTGGAAAATTTAAACAAGATTTAGAAACAAAAAGTAAGAAATCAAATCCTGGATGGATACAAAAGATTAAAAATTTCTTTAACTGAAAATAAAAGTCTCTATTTTATAGAGACTTTTTTAGTTAAATGTTTTTTATAAAAACAAAAACGATATTAATCATATAAATCATATGGTTAATAAGTTTGACGGTAAATATGGATTTTTATCTAATTTCTATCCTTGTAGGATAGAACACAAGGGCATAACATATCCGTCTGTTGAACACTACTACGTTGCAATGAAAGTTACTGAAATGCAATTTCTAAATGGTAGTTATTATACCGCTGCTGACTTCAGAGAACTGATTGCTATAATCAAAAGTCCTGGAGACGTTAAGAAAATAGGCAGTAAACTTAAAATTAGAAAAGATTGGGACTCTAAGAAATTAGAATTTATGAAATGGGGTGTTACTGAAAAATTCAAAGATCCAAAGTTATCCGAAATGTTACTAAGTACTGGTGATATGGAGTTAACTGAAGGGAACTGGTGGCACGACAATTTCTGGGGTGTCTGTACTTGTAATAAATGTAAAGATGGTGAAAATAATTTAGGAAAAATTCTTATGGATATTCGATTAAATTTAAAACAAAAGACAAGACCATCATTAGAAGATATAATTAAAAATAAAAACAATTAAAAAATGTCGGTAATTTCATATTTTGGAGGCAAGAGCTCCAATGTTTTCATTGAATTCATAAACTCAAAGATTCCTAAGACCGGAATCAAAACATATTTAGAACCTTTCTCAGGCTCTATGGGAACGTATATGGACGACGATTCTCTTAAATTCGATACAGTTATTTACAATGATAAAAATCGTCATCAGGTGAACTTATATAAGTGTTGTTCAGAACCTGAAACCTTTGTTAAGTATTTGGAAAGATTAAAAGAAACCTTATTAAAAACTGATGAAACAGATACACTAAAAAAGTGGGACTTCTATAAAGGAATTTATAAGAAATATCAAAAGAATGAATTTCTTGATAATATGGACTTTGAGATTGGTAATTTTGGAAAAGCTGCAATTTATGCTTTCTTAATCACATCAGCTCATAACTCAGTTTATCCTCGCGGTGCTGGATTTAATGGTTATAAGAAAGATAAAGACCGTTTGAAATTAGAAGTTCTTATTGATAAATTGAAAAAGAATAAGTACACTGATAAATTAAAGTCAATTAAAGAGTTTACTAATATTGATTTTGAAGAACTTATTACTAAATATGACTCAGAAGATACTTACATCTATTTAGACCCACCATATGCTCGTTTTAACGAAGCTAAAGGTGAAGATGATGCTAAGAGATTATTTTGGTATGGTTCTGACACCGATGGTGTATTTGGACCAGCTTCTCATAGAAGATTATTAGAGTTGATTAAGAAATCTAAATCTCGTTGGTCATTATCATATTACTATTTTCCTTTATTAGAGGAATTGTTACCAAGAGACCAATATATTTGGACTGAGAAAGAAGTATTTAGAAGTTCTGCTCAAGGTGGTAATAACTCTGACGTAAAGAAAGAACAAACTAAAGGTGTTGAGTTACTAATATTAAATTATGATCCAGTTACTGGAAAAAAATTAAACATACAAGATGGATTATCCGCTACCGAGACAGAGATATAAGCATTATAAAGGTGGTACTTATGAAGTAATCACTTTAGCTACTCATACAGAAAATGGTGAAAAGTTAGTAGTTTATAAATCTATTAACTTTGGTTCTATTTATGTTAGACCTTTAGATATCTGGAACTCAACATCAGAAGATGGTCATAAAAGATTTCAATTAATATAAATGGCAACAAGTGGTTTAGGTAATTTATTCAGTGTGAATTCAAGTAGTTCATCAAACTCAACTGCAATTAATGTTGATGTCGATGGTTGTACAGTTATTAGTAAGTTAGTCTTATTGGATGAAAAGACTGGCAATAAATGGCAAATTAAAATATCGGATGGTGAGTTAATAACCGAACCATTAGAATTGGAAGATAAAAGAGAGTATAAGTTAAATAAAATACTCAAATAAAAAAACCTCAGATTTCTCTGAGGTTTTTTGTTTATAATAATTTATCAAAATTCAAATTCTCCACCACCTTCAGCTGGAGCTTCTCCACCACCTTCAGCAGGTGGTTCTTCTGGTGCTGCTTGTGCTCCTCCTTGAGCCGGTGCTTCTCCACCTTCAGCAGGAGCTTCTCCACCTTCAGCAGGATCTCCTTCAGCTCCTTCAGCTCCCGGTGCAGCTCCAAGTGTAGATGGATCTTTAGCCCAGTATTTTTGGTTTTCAGCTTTTTCTTCTGGTGTTAACTTAAATACATTATCCATAATCCATTCTATATGGAAGTAAGGTTTCTCACCATTCATTACTCCAAGTAAAGTTCCAACGATTTCGGATTTCTTAGCTAAGTTGTTTATCTTTTTCCATTCTTCAAATACTTGGTTAGTATAAAACTGAATGTCCATTTGATTCATCATTACTTCGTCATCCTTTAACTCAGGAAACTCAATTAACATCTGTAATCTTATAGGTTTAACAATTATTTCTTTGAAGTTAGCTCTTAAACGACTAATGAAGTTGTGAAACTTAATCTCATCTCTTGTCATCTCAGCAGCATCTGTAATTAAATTACCACCACCATTTTCACCTTCAAATCTTGACATTGGAATTTTTGAAGCTCTTTTAAGTGCTTTATAAAACCAAGATAACATAGTTTCGTCATTTAAGTCATGTCCTTGTGGTGATACTAATTCCATATTAGGTGTACCAGCATCTCCTTCAGGAAACCAAATTTGTTTGTTATAAGGTAAGTGTTTAGCTCCGTTAATTTGTAAAGTACCTAAAGACTCATCCCATTCTACTTCTTCTGAATAATCATGTATTAATTGACCAATTTGTTCTTCAGCTCTTTGTCTTGATAAACCTTTAATTGGAATAGTAAACTTTTGGTAAACAGTTGCGTTAATAATGTTAAACATAATTCTTGTTTGTTCAAGAATCTTCAACTGGTTATAAGGTTTAATTAAACCTTCAACATAAGATGTTTCTGAATAATCATTTTGTGTTGAATATGAGATATAAATTATTTGAGAGTCTAAGAAGATTCTTCTTAACTGAGGATCTTCTGGAAACTGAATCCATAAGTGACCAATGTTTGGTTCATATGCTGGAACTAAAGTTTCTGGTCTTAATCTGTTAAATCCAATAATATTTTTCTTTTTATCATCAAAGATAATCTCAATTGCTAAATAACCATCTATCATAAAGTCTCGCATCATCGACCATGCTGTGATGTTATCAGAGAATCCAAATTTGTTATAAATCTTTTCGAAATGTTCTTGATATTTATCCTTAATCTCTTGTGAGTAATCATTTGATAAAGCTCTTGGTGAACAGAAGTCTTTCTCATCGTTATAAACGATTGTCTCATCGGTTATTGTTGATACGAAGTCTCTAATCTCATCTTTAATAGAATACTCTCTTAGGATTCTTCTTTTATCAGCATAAGCTTTATCTAAGTAAGGAATTGACTTTCTATTTAATACAGAAGCAACAGCTCTTTGAGAGAAAAAGTCATACATTGAGTTTCCTCTAGCAGCGTATGGATCTTCGTTAATACCTATACCAACTTGATTTCTGATGATCATATCATCATAGTTCATTCCATAGTTAGATAAGTTTCGTAGAATTCGACTGAATAAGCCTTTATTCTCTATAGCTGAATTTATATTAGTGAAATTTGCTGAATTTCCTGCATCATTATACGCCATTTAGGAATTATAAAATTTTAGAATATATATTAATTTTTACATATTCCTTTTTTTGGTGAAAATAAAAAAGACGATTACTCGCCTTTTAATATATTTCTATTTATTTCATCTTCTTTGCGTCTTCTTTCGCCTGATATAGATGGATCATAGAATTGATTAGCTGTTCTTCCTTCTCTTGGTCTGAACTTTAGATTCAATTCTTTTATAGCTTGCATATAACCTTCTGAATCTGGTCCAAAAAGTCTATCTGATATTTCTTGCATAAAATAAGCATCAACTCTAGTCTCTTGATTAGATATTCTATTTCTTTTTAATTCCTCCAGTTCTTCTTCTGATAACCCAGATGATGTATTTCTTTGATCTGGTATAGAAGTTCTTGAAACACCTCTAGGTGTTATATCTGATGTTTCTTTAGTTTTATCTTTTTTAGAAAACCAAGATTCGTTAAACTTTTTAATATTTTTCATAGTGTATATATTATTTATTATTTACCATATTTTGTAAAACTTTTCTTTATTCTTTTAACGTGATCACTAAGAACACTATACTTTTCTGATATTTCTTTATTAATATCATAAAACTCATCTATTGAAGACATCATCAATTCTTTGTGTCTTTGATCCTTAGTTTCTATTTTAGCTTGCCATATTTGTATTAACTTTTTAGGATCATATACGTTCTTTGGGTGTTGTGAATAAAGAAATCTAGGAATTGCATCTAATTTAATTTTATGAGCAGCTACTAATTGAATAGAGTTGAATTCCATTAAAGCATATTCAAATCCTAATCTTTTTAATTCATCATACATTCCCTCATAAGTCACCTTTAATAACTTATCTTTTGTAAAATCTTCTTCTTTGATAAATTTATCAAATATCATTGCTCTTACTTCTAATGGTATAAAATTAAAATTAACAGCAAAGAATACTATCTGATTAGAAAACTTTTTATAACTAGCAATAAATACAGGTGACCATTTCATCCAATTTGAATCATCTTTGTAATGAAAGAAATAAAATCCACCTGGATAAATACTTGATACTTTTGTATTTTTTACTTCATCGTCGGATTTTTGATATTTATCATAAAAGTATAATGAGTTATTCTGGAAGTTTTCTACAATTCCATTACCATATACTAAAAGATTTAGTTTAACTCTTTCGATTAATTCTCCCATAGATTTGACTTTTATTTATATATAAAAAAAATAAAAAACTCTATGTTAAATTCTAAACCTAACAATAAAAATTATAACCAAGGAAACTATATTCCCAAGAATAAAGATAAGGTTATAAAATTAAATACACAAGGTGGTGTTTATTTTAGAAGTTCTTGGGAAAAGAAAATAATGCACTGGTTGGATTATAATCCAACAATCACAAAATGGGGAGCTGAATGTTTAAGAATTCCTTATCAAATGACACATTTCAATAATGGTGACTCAAAAATAAAAGAACATTGTTACTATCCTGACTTTTATTATGAAATGAGATTAAGTGATGGTACTCTAAAACAGATAGTTGTTGAAGTTAAACCAATGAAAGAATATAATATGGTCATTGCTCTTAATGAAGGTAAGTTAAGTGTTCCTGAAAAAGGAGCTAAAAAACTAAAAAGTTTCGAGTATGATTTGAAAATGGCTTATAAGAATAAGAACAAATGGGAAACTATGATTAATTGGTGTAATAAAAAAGGATATGAGTTTATAATTATAACAGAACAACATCTAAACAAATTTAATATCTAAATATTTCAATTAAAATTTGAACCATTAATATTATATAGAATGGTGGTGTCAATCTATACCAAACTGAAGTTAACTTTTTACTTATGTGATACATTGGAATTCTTATTAATCCTATTCCCATCATCATCATAAATATATATTTCATAGGAGTAAATAATCCAACTACTATCCATATCCAGAAGAGAACTCTTGTTATATAATAAACTAAATCTACTTTTGAGTTTCTATCTCTTTCAGCAAATCTTTTATCCAATCTTTCATAATTTAGGACATAATAGATATTACTCCATATGAAAAGTATTGATAAAGTGTATATTACTATATTAATCATTTTCTGCAATGATTTCGTTCATATTTACTAAATTATTTAGTTCATATTCTTCTAATCTAACAGTCTTTTTCTGTAAAAGTATATTAAATATAGAATCGTTTATTAAAACTTCTACTTCACTACCTGATATTCTCTCATAGTTATTTGGAATTTGATTTAAGTCTCTTCCTTCGTACATTTTATTAACATACTTATTTCTTTCTTTAATATCTATATGTAATGTTCCACCAACCGGTAAAATGTTATTATCGATACTTGATTCTTCCCAAATCTGTAAAATAGCTTTATTCATATTAAAAAATTTAATAAATATATAATTGATAATAAACAAAGTTTGATAAATGATATAAAATAAAAAAAACTATTATGATGAAATTAGAGTATATTTGGCTAGATGGGTCACAACCTCAACAACTAAGAAGTAAAACAAAAATTCAAAATGTGGACACTATGTCACCAGAAGATTATCCAGTATGGTCTTTTGATGGTAGCTCAACTAAACAAGCTAAATCCGGAAAAGGAAAAAATACAGATTGTTTATTGAAACCTGTTTTTGTAGCAAGAGATCCTTTTAGAGGTGAGAATGATAGATTAGTTTTTTGTGAGGTTTTAAACCCAGATGGATCAGTACACGAAAGTAATCATAGAAGAGCACTTTTACAAAAAATAAATGAATTATCAATTACTGAAGATATGGATAAGTCTGAACTACCTTGGTTTGGATGGGAACAAGAATATACTTTAACTCATAAACCGTTAAGACCTTTTGGTGATGGAATTGGAATTCCTTTAGGTTTTACACCTGAAATATTTGAACAAAATGGTTTATCACCAAGACCTCAAGGAGATTACTATTGTGGTATTGGAGCTGATACTGTTACTGGTAGAGATATCGTTGAAGAACACATGAATATGTGTATTGAAATTGGATTGGATATATCCGGTATAAACGCTGAAGTAATGTTGGGTCAATGGGAATATCAAATTGGTCCTGTTAAATCATTAAATGGTTCTGATCAATTATGGATTTCTAGATATTTATTACAAAGAGTTGCTGAGAAATATAATGTTAATGTTTCTTTACACCCTAAACCATTAAAAGGAGATTGGAATGGTTCTGGTTGTCACGCTAACTTCTCAACTAAAGAAATGAGAGAAGAAGGTGGTCTTAAACTTATCGAAGAAACTATGGAAAAGTTAAAAGAAAGACATAATGACCATATCTCTGTTTATGGACTTGGTAATGACCAAAGAATGACTGGAGAACACGAAACATCAAGTATTCATGACTTCTCATTTGGGTATAGTACAAGAGATACTTCAATTAGAATACCTGCACAAGCTATTATTGAAGGTAAAGGATATTTTGAGGATAGAAGACCAGCTTCTAACTGTGATCCTTATCAAGTTTCACTTAAAATGTTAGAAACAGTTTATTCTGAAGTTGAATCTCAATTATAATATTAATGATAAAAGAAAAACCACTCAAATGAGTGGTTTTTTTATTTTAAATATGTTTTGAATTTTTTCCTTTCGTCTTTTTTGTTTAGAAGAGAAACGAGACTTGATTGGTATGCTAGCACCAAATGATGGTGTCATAACTATATCAAATGTTTTAAGATTGATATTAGAGTGAGTGGAGTCCCATTCCGTCATTTGATCCTTCAATTGAGATTAATTTAATTAAGTGGTCGTTATCACCTTTTTTCTTATAAAGTTCGTTATAACCTTTTGCTATACCTCTCTTAAATACTTCTGTAAAGTATGCGAATGCGTTAACAGATTTATCTTCGTTGAAATTATACCAGTT